ACTAACTGATTGAGATAGAGTAAAATCGATTGATTGGAATTGGTTGAAGTTACTCATACCTTCTTGACGAGAGTTAATAAGAATAAGTCCAGAGTTTTTAGCATGATACATAACATCCTCTAACGGAACCTTTTTAGGTTTCTGAGAAACATCATATACAATAGCCTTAGAACCTGATCTCGCAAGAGCAAGTTCTATTTGATACATTACTATATTATAAAGTATCTGAATATTTTTAAGTGAATCTACAACAGATAATGTTTGTCCATTAAAGTTGTTTCTAATAGCACCATAGAAATCAAGTGATGTATTAGAGTAGTTTTCTTCGTAACGAATTTGATTAGGCTTTCTACCCCATTTAATAAGGATGCTATGTCCAATCTTAACTGCTTGACGAACATCATTCGTTACCTTAGTAACAATCTTCTCGCCTTTCTTAGCTTTGTAATCATCCTTAACCCTTTTATGGTAATCCATTGTTGGGTCAAACTTATTAGGAGACACCTTATATTTAACAGACCTGAAAGAACGCCATTGTACATCAACAACACGAACTTTCATAGACTCTCCGTCAGCATGAGTATAGTTATCGTATTGAGAGTTTTGCTCCTGATACCATGCAGTATCTTGTTGTTCTAAATCTTCGATTTCCTCAATTTGCTCTTTAGTAAGCCACATATTATATGTGTCGAGTATTTCATTTACTGTGTACCAATTTTCTACACCAGCGTATTTAGAATCTTTAATATTTTCTTTATCAGAATCTATATCATAAAGCATAGACCTTGGGTCAACACGCTCAACATAAGGATCCCCATTCTTAATATAAGTTCTGTAAAATTCTTTTCCGGTAATACCTAAATCGTAGAAACCTCTTTTAAATACTTGTTCTAACCCCCATTTCTGATGACAATAAGTAAGTCCAGTATAAACCATTTCTTCTACATGGTCTCTGAACTTCATTTTAGTATAAGCATCTACATCTTCAGGAATCTCTTGCCCTAAGTCCTCATCTGGAATTGGCATTCCTAATACTTTCTCTATTTCCCTACGTATAGGTTTTAATACAACTTCAGCTGCTATTTGAGTTCGCTTTTCATTCTTTCTGCGAATAGCATTTCTATTTGTAACATTTACAGTGTACTGTAATGGCTGAGAAATTAATTCACCCGCAAGTAAATCAAGTTTAGGTAAGATAATTGGATAATTAACTAATCTTGCTGGAGCAGTAATACCATACATATCGGTAACATACTCAAACTGTTTATTATCAAAATCCCCATTGACAATCAAGTAGTTCTCATGGTCATTCTTCCTTGTTGATAGATATCTTGTGTTTTCTCTACTCTGAGCAACAATGGCATCAACCGTATTCATGTGCCATTCTTCATCCTTTTTGGATTCAGGAATATTCTGTCTTGGGAACTCCATATATTAATATAATTTAATCATCGCTAAAATCGTAATCAAAATTAGGTTTTCTTCCTGACTTGTGCAAGTTACCATTTGAATCCCTATGTATTGAAACTATACTACCATCGTTATTTCTACCAAAGTGAGGTATAAACATTTTATCTTCCTTAGCTTCTTCTTCTGCATTATAAACTTTACGCTCTGCATCCATACTATGAATTAAAGCCATACCAAAAGCCATTACCCTATCGGTATTTTTCTTACCATATACTGAAAGCTCATTTAAAAGTTTCAAGAAATATATATCCTCATGATGCTTTTTAATATACTCATCCACAAGCTCTGTAAGTAACTTCTTCTGGAATGACTTCATGTGAACACCATACTTATTAGTAGCTTTACTATTCGGAGAATCTGCAGAACGTGGTCGCTCTTTCAGATATCTCGTCATTTTATTCTTAATAAAGTATTTAAGAAAACCATCGTCATTGTATTCCACAAGTATTTGACACCCATAGAAAATACACATCTTCAAACAATTCTCATAGAACGCCTCCTTAGAATAAGGTCTGTCAGTATAAAAAGCAACCGGTAATTCACATACAGTATTTGTATCAACGTATCTTCGATACACACACATAGAACCCTTAGACTTATTATCAGACTTATTACCTTTCTTCATTTCCTCCAACTCATCATCAATGTGATATGGATCGACTGCTGAAACATGTGCGTTCTTAATATTCTGTAATGGTCGTTCAACCATCTCAAAAGGAAATAAATCCTTATTGATATCATTATCATCTATACTCCCATCATCATCTACCCAAATTGGCATACCACCAAATACAGTTTTACCCTCTTTGTTTTTCGGCCAATCTAATCTACCACGCTTTACAATATCAAAATTCTTATTAGTCATGATATTACCTATCTGACTATTAATCTTACTTAAATCAAATGGAGTAGAACCTGACTTAAAGAAAGCATGCTCAACCTCTAATGGATTCTCTTGCAAGTATGAGTAGTAAGTTTGTAAATCTCCCGTAGCCTTTCTCCTTTCAGCTTCGGCTCTAACATAAGCCTCTGCTCCCTTAACATCAGACTGTCCAGTTCTCATATCAAAGAAACTACCAAATACTTTAGATGCTTTAATGAATACAGGCTTTAAATTGTATCTCTCAGCATTATGGAACATTTCCATGTAATCATCAGACTCAACCTCCATGTTATTAGAAGTTCCCCCGATAATAGGTGTACCAAAAAATACATCACCCTCTTTAAAGCAATCCTCAGAAGATTCAAAAGACCTCTTAAGTTTTAAGAACTCTCCCGCTTCTTCAAATACCATAAAGTTAAGTGAAGTACCCCTGAAAGCATTCGGCTTTTCCATTACCCTAAAGTGAACCATAGATTTAGTTCCTTTCTCCATCCATATACCATTCTCCTTCTCCTTATACCCAGACATGAAGATTTCTTCATTGTTATGAAGTATCTTATTTCTGAATTGCGGAGGAAGTTCGTTATATGAAAGTAACATCTTCTTTCTAAAATCCTGAACGTAATCTTCTTTCTGAGCTCCTAACCCATTTTCGGAATGAGGATAACAAGTCCACTCATGTAGTAGTATATTGGCATTCATAAAGGAGAACCCCTTACGCCTTGCCTTTAGAACAATAATACCTCTACCATTTTCTTTTGCATCATGAACCTCCTGATAGTATTCGTGATCTTGGTCACGATACAATGGCGAAATCATACTCTTACGTTTGGCACCAGGGTTTAATCCATGAATCTTCGAGAAGTTTAAATAGAAATAATAGTTACCCGGAATCCAAACACCACCATTAGGTTTATACCCATTTAGGATTCTATCTTTTTGAGTACGCCAAAATTGTGAATAGTCTAAACTACCTATCTTAAGACTTTCGTAGTTCTTTAGGTTTTTATCAAAGATAACTGGTGAATATTTTTCTGCTGATATCAAGCTCCTAATCTTTCTTCGTGTTCAAACATAGAGAAGTCCTCTGAACCAGTACCTTGTATATTAGCTTCTGAATCTTGGTCTTTAAGAATCATTGCCTTTAGCTTTTCTCGTGCTTCTGCTGCTTTTTGCATTTTTATTTGCATATCATTAAGCTCAGTCAAGTTATCTTTAGTCGGCCTCATACTCCTAAAGACTTTAGTCATAAGGAACATCTGTTCACTCATAGCATTGTATTGGTCAATCATAGGGTCAAACTGTAATAGCTTATATTCCTCACGAGCTTCAAGAACTAATTTCTCAGAAGTCTTTTTCATAGACCTCTTCTCAAATATATTCATCGTAACTCTTTCGCTACGTTCTTCTTCTGGAAGTCTACGGAATGGAGACTTGTAATCATCCATAGATACAATCCACCTTACCATCTTGCTCCCACCATACTTGTCTTTATAGACAGCCCATAGTTTCGGCATTAACGCAATCGAATCATCCTGTAAGAATACATTACCCTCTTTATCTATTTCAATAAGCTCGTTAAACACTAATATCTATTTTTATTATTAGAACCCTTCTCTTTCTTATAAGGAGTCATTTTCTTTTTCCCCTTATTTTTATTTGAGTCTCTATTTTCAGCAGCTTTTTTAAATGCTGCTTTCTGTACCATTCTTCCCATTCCTATATGATTTTATTCCTAATTCTTTTAATAAAGATTCCACAGACTTACGTGCTAAGATACGAAGATTTTGTTCTTCTTCATCTATAAACTCTAAAATAGCTCTATACGCAGGCCAATCCATATCTCTTCCATTAGAGAACCATAAGCCATTGTCAAAAGCTTCTACAAGCTGTCCGTCAACTGTAAACATTGTGTCCGATACTCTTTCTACTTTATTCATTTTGTTTCTTTGTTTGTGCCTAAATAAGCATGATTAAAATAATATTCAAATGATACATCCGAAATGGCTATGATGTTATTATCAACCAAATTCTTAATACCATTGAAGAACGATTTCTCTCCCATGTCGCATTCAAACATTATTCGTTTCTTATCGACATAAACCTTACCACCGTCCGTTGGAGAATAGGACATTATATAATCTAATACCTTTATACCAGTTTTACTTAATTCCGAAATAGTTCTCATAGCTTTAACACTGATCTCTCTATCACATTCATTAAAAGTATTTCCATTCTTATTTAATCTTGCTCTACTCAAACTATAAAACTATTTGCCTTACTTACTATGTATTCTAAAATATAAGCTTGAGCTTCATGATTAACTGTAGACAACTTTATGCCAAGATACTCACAAATGTACCAAGATATGTGTAGCGACTCATGAGCAATCATCTGAGGTAAGTTCTCGTGCTCTGTAAAAAGCATAGCGAACGTTGTCTCTTTATCATTACTAAACCTTAAAGACTTAGCCTGACACTTATCATTATCAAGACTTATATTATAATCCTTATTGATGTACTCAACATTATCCTTCATGCTACCACTCATATACATAACAACTCTTACGTCATATAATGGAACAATAAATTCATTCTTGAGTACTTTCATTGGTACAATGATAATAAATTAATGTAATAAAAGTACATTAAAAAGAAAATAATTTAATACTTTAGCAACGTGAATGAAAAAAGAAAATATCCAATTGGTTATAAACCAAGAGTTTGCATAGCAAAATTCGATATACATTATTACCCACATAATGTTCACAAACTTCTGGTATCTAAAAATAAATCAAAAGTAGAGAAAGGAATGAAGTCAGTTAAAACAATTAACTGTAACTTGTATCCGATTGTTCTTGACGATGAGAACAAATCGCCTACTGATAATTTAAGAATGAACTTGATTAAATTTATTTGGAAAGAAAAAGGTATCAAAGCTGACTTAGATAAGCACCATGCTGTAGTGAGGGGTATTGATATTGTATCTGAAGGTAGGGTTTGTTACGAGTTCGATGAATTTAAACACTAATGACTAAGGAAGAAGAACAAAACTATATCGATTCAATTAATAGTTTAAAACACAACATTCTCTCACCAGGGGAGAAAACAAGAAGAATATTAAAATCAAAAGGCGTTAAATCACCATCACTTGATGGATTGGTTAAAGTCTCTAATAATCCTCCAACATGGAAAGTGCCAAAGAAGAAAACAAAGAAGAACAAGAAGAAGTAAAGCCGATATTTCCACACATAGCTGTAGAGAGGCAAAAGAACACATTAGTACTTGATACGTACTTAAGAAAGAAGTTTCGTAAGAAATGGTATCTATGGCATTTCCATAGGAAAGCATATGTACCGGAAGGACAAAATGATTATACTGCTGCAATAAGTGGTTTCAATCGAGATATTTATATGTGTATGTTATTTGGTAAGATTGACCCAAAGGCAACATACATGGATGGTACTCCAATATTTGAATTGGATATAGACCAAGAAAGAACAGAAAAGGAGAGAATGGATCCCGCGAGATTCTTCAAACCTGAAGAAGAACTAATTTAGTTAGTATAAATAGTCAATTAATTGGGCTGGCTTTATGGTCAGCCCTTTTAGTAAAAAAGAATTTTATGGAAGCAAAAGAATTAAGGATAGGGAATTTAGTGCATTATGAGTATAAAGAAATGTCTAAGGATATTGAGGTGGATATTACTGTGCTTCAAGAATTAGAACACTTTATTTATAGAAACAGAATTAAACCAATATTACTAACAGAGGAATGGCTTTTGAAGTTTGGGTTTGATGGAGACCAACAAGAGGGTTGGGAGTCTACTTGTGGTAAAGATGTTTATTTGCAAGATTGGGGAGATGATAATTACAGACACGTAAGCAATAGAGGTTGTTGTGTTATGCAAATTAAATATGTCCACTCCCTCCAAAACCTATACTTTGCTTTGACAGGAGAAGAACTAACAATAAACAAATAAAGAATTATGAAAAAGAAATCAACTTGGAGGTTTATCTGGGAGCACCCATTTATCCTCATACCATTATTCTCAATATGGTTTGCATGCCTACTAATTATATTTTGGTTTGTTAATGCATCAGGAGAAACAGAACCATTATGGATAATTATGTTCTCTACACTTCCGATAGGAACAATGTATATGTCTTGGCTGATAGTTAAGATTATGTATAACGCAGAAGAAATGGATTTATAATTATCTTTGAAAAAAAACAATATGAAAAAGAATCGTAAAGATGCAATCAAGGACCAAGAGGAAGTTATTGCAGCAGCTCAACAGAACCTACAAAAGGAAGTTGATAAACTTGCAGAGATAAATACTCTCAAAGAAATATCAATTCCAGAATTATTTGCATTACTTGGAACCATCCCTGATGTAACCAAAGGAATCAATTTAGAGTTCATGGAAATACAAGTTATACCCGGAGAGAAGTTTAAACCTGTTCCAGATGGCAAACCACCTATCAAAACTGAATCAGGTACAATATGCGAAGTGTTCTATGATTACTACTTCACTGATCAACACAAAGACATAATCAAACTGTTCGTAACAAGTCAGACTTATGTAGAGAAGTTCTACTGGAACTTGTAAAGAAAAAAAAGGGAACCGCAATTAAGTAGTTCCCTTTCTCCTTTTTAGTAACGGCTGGCAACCGTATTAAAACCTTACCATCCAGATTCATTAGTAGGATAATCATCTCTATCCTTAACCTTTGTATCATTCTTAGACTTAACAGTCCTCTTAGTACCACCCTTTCCAGGGCCACCCTTTTTAATCATAGTAGCTCTACTACTACCCGGTCCTTTACGATGTCTCATAGCTTATATCTTTAATTAATTCCTATGATCAAATGTAGTGAATTATTTTTTATTACCATATATACAAACCTACATGAACGTTAAGGGGAGAGAGACTGTCTATAAAAAACCCCCTACCCTAATGTAAAATGGAAACCTACGGGGCATCAAAGTGAAATCGATTTGAAAGTAGAACAGTAACAGTAAGCATTCACAGTTCTAATGTTCATTTCGATGCAGTCCTTACTAACTACTCTCGATTTAACCTTGATGAACGATAAGCAGGGAGCGAGTGTCTCCTCCTTGATTACAGCGATGATTAGAAACTGTTTGGTTATGTTGTTCAGAATGTGAACATGAAAGCCTCACGATTGAGTTAGCGAAGTTATAAGAAATAAATGACAATATCAAGGTATTGAGCATGACGATTTGTCAATGACTGTATGTCATGATGTTTATTCTTTCTTATGCTTTCTTATGCTTGACCTATTGAATAGTACTTCCTTACTTATTGATTATTATTCAGATTGAATGGATGTTAGCACTGAGCAATAATAATCATTTCAACCAATACTTCGGTGTTGGTTGATTATTTTACACCTTGGTCGGTGTCATCTCCTTGAATGAGAGAGTAAAAAAACCACGCAGGTTTTGAGCCGAAAGAGTAGCTCATGGTATCTGTATTCGACGACTTCGGTTGAATAGTAGTTATATCAAACAGATGTTGTCAGTCAGTACTTC